TAACACAAGTGCTAGCACGCCCCTCCAAGAATGAAACTGCCTGAGTTTCTCACGCACAGCGAGGCCGCGGCGATCTACGCCGCGCTTCCGGCCATGTCTCTGAAAGAGAAAATGGACCTGTGCGATCTACTGGAGGAGAAAGAGCACCGGTTTCGCGTCCAAAAAGCCCGCGAAAGTGCGCTAGGCTTCGCGCACGCCGTCTATCCGGGCTTCAAAGAGGGTCCGCACCACCGCCAGCTGGCGAAAATCTTCGATGCGGTCATTGCCGGCGACAAAAAGCGGGTGATTATCAACATCGCGCCGCGTATGGGCAAGTCGGAGTTCAGCTCCTACCTGTTTCCGTCGTACTTTTTGGGGCGTTTTCCGGATAAAAAGGTCATCATGGGCACGCACACCGCGTCGCTCTCGGAAGACTTCGGGCGAAGGATCAAAAACCTAGCTGCAGACGCTACATACACCGAGATCTTCCCAAAAACCATCGTTTCTGACGACCAAAAAGCAGCGGGAAAATGGTCTACCAGCGCCGGAGGCCAGTACTACGCGGTCGGCGTCGGTGGTAGCATCGCAGGGCGCGGCGCGGATCTGTTCATTATTGACGACCCGCACTCCGAACAAGACCTGAAATCAGGTACAAGAACGCCGTTTGACGCTGCCTGGACGTGGTTTCAGTCGGGTCCGCTCCAGCGGCTGATGCCAGGGGGTGCGATCATCGTCATCATGTGTATGACGGGGGACACGGACGTCCTTTTGGCGGACGGGACCACCCGCAAGCTGCGTGACATCCGCCCCGGCGACAGGGTCGCTACCTATGAAGACGGCCGCATCAGCGTGTCGCGCATAAACAACGCACGGTCAAATGGCATTGATGCAGTATACCGGGTACAAACAGAATCTGGCAGAATCCTTCGGGCCAACGAGCGACACCCGTTTCTCGTGGACATCGAAGGAGATCGCCAATGGGTTCGACTGAAGGACTTGCGTCCGGGTATGTGCTTTGTAGCAACGACGGCTGTGGCCGCCCAGCTCGCTCCCAGACCAAACCGGGGCTCTGCCACCCGTGCCAAGCCCGAGCCAGCTATCACCGTAAGCACCCTGACGCAGAACACAAGCCCCTCGGTCACCACGGCAAGTGGAAAGGCGTGGCGTGCAGCACAGAAGGTTGTACAGCGCCTGTTCTCTCGCTTGGCTTGTGCCAACACCACTACAACAACACACGTTGGCACGCTGGATACCGCGGAAACAGCTACACGCCAGAAAAGCGACGAGCAACGCGCATTAAAAGCAGGTACGGAATCACGGCTGAGCAGTACGACCAGATGGTTGCTGCACGCAGTAACTGTTGCGACGTCTGCGACCAAAAACCTTCTTCAGAAAACACGCGAGCACACTGGAGCGGAAAGCTCTGCATCGACCACTGCCACGACACAGGCGCGGTACGCGGCCTGCTATGCAACGACTGCAACCTTGCAGTCGGTTACGGAAAAACACCCGACACACTGCGACGCGCCGCTGAGTACCTACAGCGTTTTCTTGGACCCGATAAACAGCATAGTTCCTGACGGGCACGAAGAAGTCTTTGATATTGAGGTAGATCGCACAGAGAACTTCATCGCAAACGGCGTCGTCAGCCACAACACGCGATGGTCTGAAATCGACCTCACGGGCATGCTGATCAAGCACCAGATCCGCAACCCCGACGCTGACAAGTGGGAGATTGTCGAGCTGCCGGCGATTCTGAACGAGCACACGCCCGAAGAGAAGAGTCTTTGGCCCCAGCAGTGGCCGCTGGAGCAGCTGCAAGCCAAGCGCGCAGGCATGGACCCGCGGTTCTGGCAGGCGCAGTACATGCAGAACCCCACTTCTGAGGTCGCGGCAATCATCAAGCGTGACTTGTGGAAGATCTGGGAGGCGGAAGACCCGCCCAAGTGCGAGTACATCATCCAGTCGTGGGACACCGCGCACGAGACAAAGACCGCAAGCGACTACAGCGCCTGCACGGTCTGGGGCGTGTGGTTCAACGAGGAGGACAACGACAACGCACACATCATCCTGCTCGACGCCATCAAGGGCCGTTGGACATTCCCCGACCTGAAGAAGCGCGCACTGGAGTACTACCGCGAGTGGGAGCCTGACGCGTGCTTGATCGAGAAGAAGGCTGCCGGAGCGCCGCTGATCCAGGAGCTGCGGGCGATGGGCATCCCCATCGGTGAGTTTTCACCGTCTCGTGGCAAGGTGGGCACGTCCAACGACAAGCGCGTGCGGCTCAACGCCACGGCAGACATGTTCGCCTCGGGCCGGGTCTGGGCGCCCGACACGCGCTGGGCCCGGGAGGTGATCGAGGAGGTCGCTGCGTTCCCGGCCGGCGAGCACGACGACTACGTCGACACGCTGAGCATGGCGCTCATGCGGGTGCGTCAGGGTGGGTTTATTCGACTACCATCTGACGAGCCCGAGGAACCGAGAGAGTGGCGCTCGCACAGGCGCGCGGCTTACTACTGACTGAAAGAGCATCATGGCAACCAACATCGACCGCGCACTGACGCCGTTCAACCCCGAGGAACTCTTGTCGGGTGAGCCCGTCCTGGAGATCGAGATCGAGATCGAGGGCGAAGACGACGGCCTCGCGTCGCTTGAGGAGTCGGACCCCATCCCGGCAGCCTTCGGTGACAACCTCGCGGAGACCATCGACGCGGACGCACTGCAGTCGCTGGCGGGTGACCTGATCGAGCTTGTTGATGCCGACATCAACTCCCGCAAGGACTGGGTGGAGATGTACGTCAAGGGCCTCGAAGTGCTGGGGATGAAGTACGAGGAGCGCACCGAGCCCTGGAGCGGCGCGTGCGGGGTGTTCTCCCCGCTGCTGACCGAGGCAGCCATCCGCTTCCAGTCGGAGATGATCACCGAGACGTTCCCCGCGCAGGGGCCCGTCAAGACGCAGATCGTGGGGGCCATCGACAAGCTCAAGGAAGAAGCTGCCGAGCGCGTGCGCGACGACATGAACTTCACCCTGACCGAGCGCATGGTGGACTACCGCTCGGAGCACGAGCGCATGCTGTTCAGCCTGGGCCTTGCGGGGGCGGCGTTCAAGAAGATCTACCCCAACCCGGACACCGAGCTGCCGGCGGCTCCGTTCGTGCCCGCCGAGGACATCATCATCCCCTACGGTGCGGCGGACATCTACACCTCCGAGCGCGTCACGCACCTGATGCGCAAGACCAAGAACGAGATCCGCCGGCTGCAGGCGTCGGGGTTCTACCTCGACGTGGACCTCGGTGAGCCCACGCGGATCTTCACGGACATCGAGAAGAAGAAAGCCGAGGAGCAAGGCTACAGCCTCAACGACGACGAGCGCTACCAGCTGCTGGAGATCCACGTCGACTGCGACATGCCAGGGCACGAGGATGACGTGGCCCTGCCCTACGTGGTGACCATCGAGCGCGGCACGCAGAAGGTGCTGGCGGTACGTCGCAACTGGGACGAGAGTGACCCGCAGCGGCGCAAGCGGCAGCACTTCGTGCAGTACACCTACATCCCCGGCTTCGGCGCTTACGGCCTGGGGTTCATCCACATCATCGGCGGCTACGCGCGGGCAGGCACGAGCATCATCCGCCAGCTCGTGGACGCCGGCACGCTGGCGAACCTGCCGGGCGGCCTGAAGGCCCGCGGGCTGCGCATCAAGGGCGACGACACGCCCATCGCCCCGGGCGAGTTCCGCGACGTGGACATCCCCAGCGGCACCGTGCGCGACAACCTGATGCCGCTGCCGTACAAGGAGCCCAGCCAAGTCCTCGCCGCCCTGCTGGAGCGCATCACGGAGGAGGGCCGCCGGCTGGCCGCCATCGCAGACCTCAAGGTCAGCGACATGAGCGCGCAGGCTCCCGTGGGCACCACGCTGGCGATCCTGGAGCGCCAGCTCAAGACCATGTCCGCCGTCCAGGCCCGCGTCCACGCCAGCCTGCGGATGGAGTTCAAGCTCCTGAAGGCCATCATCCGCGACTTCCTGCCGGCAGAGTACCCGTACACCCCCGAGGGCGGCGACCGCGGCGTCAAGCAGGCCGACTACGACGTCGTCGAGGTGATCCCCGTCAGCGATCCGAACGCGGCCACGATGGCGCAGCGGATCATGCAGTACCAAGCGGCGCTGCAGCTTGCGCAAGGTGCGCCGCAGATCTACGACCTCCCGCGGCTGCACCGCCAGATGCTGGAGGTGCTGGGCATCAAGAACGCCGACAAGCTCGTGCCGGTCGACGCCGACATGAAGCCGCGCGACCCCGTGACGGAGAACATGTCCATCCTCACCGGCAAGCCCGTCAAGGCGTTTGCGTACCAGGACCACCAAGCGCACATGATGACGCACCAGTCGTTCATGCAGGACCCGAACATCGCCGCCACGCTGGGCCAGAACCCCATGGCGCAGCAGCTGATGGCCGCGCTGCAGTCGCACATGGCTGAGCACGCCGCGTTCGCCTACCGCGCGCAGATCGAGATGGTGCTGGGCGTCCCGCTGCCCCCGCTGGACGAGGAGAACGAGTCGCCGCTGGCCCCCGAGGACGAGAAGGCGCTCGCCCCGCTCATCGCCGCTGCAGCGCAGCGCACCATGACGCAGAACCAAGCGATGTTCGCCCAGCAGCAGGCCCAGCAGCAGGCGCAAGACCCGACTTTGCAGATGCAGCAGGCAGAACTTCAACTGAAGGCCGAGGAATTGAAGCGCAAGGAAGCCGACAGCCTGCGGGACTTCCAGATCGCCCAGGGCAAGCTGCAGCTTGAGCAGGCCCGCCTCGCGCTGGACGCGCAACGCAAGCAGGGCGAAGACCCACGCCTCCAGGCCATGCGCGCCCAGCAGGAGCTTGCCGTCAAGGGCGCCACGGCGCAGCAGAACCTCACCCACAAGGAGCAGGCGCACCGCATGAAGATGCGCCAGCAGGCCGAGCAGCGCGCGGCCAAGAACACCAACAAGCCGAAGGGGGACTAAATGACGGCGATTGACAGCGTGACCAGAGAGCTTGACGAGCGCAAAAGTGCTCTTACGGAAGCTCTTATCTCAGGTGCGGCAAAAGACTTTGCCGAATACCGACACATGTGTGGGGAAATCCGGGGTCTTTCCTTTGCACATGCCCACATCACTGACCTCGTGCGAAAGATGGAAAGCGATGACGAGTGAACTTCTGATCTCTGACGGACAGTCGACCACTGTCCTGCCGGAAGCGGCGGAGGACAAAGCGCGGCAGGTGCCTGATCCGGTGACGTACCACTTGCTCTGCGTGGTGCCGAAGGCGGAAGAGGAGTACGAGAGCGGCCTGATCAAGGCCGGTCAGACGCTCCACTACGAAGAGGTGCTGTCGCCAGTGCTCTTCGTGGTCAAGATGGGCCCCGATGCCTACGCTGACGCAACGCGCTTCCCGCACGGCCCCTCGTGCAAGGTGGGCGACTTCGTGCTTGTGCGGCCCAACACTGGCACGCGCTTGAAGATCCACGGACAGGAGTTCCGGATCATCAACGACGACAGCGTCGAAGCAACCATCCAAGATCCGCGAGGTGTTAAGCGTGTCTGATACTGAAGAAGTTGTAGCCCCAGGCGTGGTAATCAAAGACTACGCTTGGTACGAGCTGAGAGAGATCGTGAAAAACCTGCGTGAACTTTCAGCACGTGCGGTGTCTCTTGGCGAAAACATCAAGGCACGCGAACACGAACGCAACGACTACTTTCACTACCTTGAGACCAAGATCGAGGAGTTGAAGGCAGAAGTGGAATCGCTTAGGAGTAACAATGGCTGAAGCATTCAAGTTCCCAGACGAGAAGAAGTCCGACGACAAGAAGGACGAAGTTCAATTCGAGATCGAGGGCGAGAACACCGAGATCGAGGTCGTCGACGACACGCCGGAGCAGGATCGCGGTCGCAAGCCGATGACGGACACTCCGTCGGAGGTCACCGACGAGGAGCTGGCGCAGTACTCCGAAGGCGTCAAGAAGCGCATCCAGCACTTCTCCAAGGGCTACCACGAGGAGCGGCGTGCCAAGGAGGCAGCGAACCGGGAGCGGGAGGAGGCCGTCCGCCTTGCGCAGAGTCTGCTGGAGGAGAACCAGCGACTGCAGAGCAACGTCGGGCAGGGCCAACAGGCGCTTCTGGAGCAGGCCAAGAAGACGGTGGCTTCGGAGATCGAGCAAGCCAAGGCGAAGCTCAAGGAAGCACACGAGGCGTTTGACACCGACGGCATCATCGCGGCGCAGGAGGCTCTCACTACCGCGAAGATCAAGGCGGATCGTGTCAACAGCTTCAAACCTGTTGCACAACCGCAGACACCTGTGGTACAACCCCCTGCACAGGCAACCGCCCCTACTCCGGAACCCGACGCCCTTGCGTGGCAGGACGCCAATCCGTGGTTCGGGAAAGACCGGAGGATGACGGCGGTGGCGCTGGAGATTCACCAAGAACTTGCTCAGAGCGGCGTGCGGGTGGGCTCGAAGGAGTACTACCAGAAGGTCGACGCAGAACTCCGCAGCACTTTCCCTGGCGCGTTTACCCAGGAAGAGAAGCCGCGGAAGACCAGCGTCGTAGCCGCTCCAACGCGCAGCACAGCGCCCAAGAAGATCGTGCTGACGCAGTCGGCAGTGAACCTCGCCAAGCGGATGGGACTGACCCCCGAGCAGTACGCCCGTGCGGTTGCGGAAGTTGAGATGAGGAAGCAAAATGGCTGAACGTACCCCCCGAGACATGGACACCCGCGCCAAGACTGAGCGGCCCAAGAAGTGGATGCCCCCGCAACTGCTTCCGGACCCGAAGCCTGAGCCCGGCTACGCCTTTCGCTGGATTCGCGTCAGCACGTTGGGCAACAACGACCCGATGAACGTCTCCTCGAAACTCCGCGAGGGCTGGGAGCCCGTCAAAGCGAGTGAGCATCCCGAGATCCAGCTGATGGGCAGTGGCGCCGGCCGCTTCCCGGACAGCATCGAGATCGGCGGACTCATCCTCTGCAAAACCCCACAGGAGTTCATGGAGCAGCGCGACGCCTTCTACCGCCAGCAAGCGGAGGGGCAGATGCAGTCCGTGGACAACAACTTCATGCGCGAGAACGACCCCCGGATGCCGCTCTTCCGAGAGCGCAAGACGGAGGTTCGCTTCGGACGCGGTGCTGAAAAACCGGAGGCTTAAATGGCTTACCCCAGTGTCGCCCGTCCCTACGGGCTACGGCCGGTCAATCTGATCGGCGGGCAGGTTTTCGCGGGCTCCACCCGCAACTTGCCGATCCAATACGGCTTCGCCACGGACATCTTCTACGGTGACTTCGTGGTGCTGTCGCGTGGTTTCGTCACTCGCGCATCCGTTGCCACGGGCACGGGCGTGAACCAAGTGACGGGCGTGTTCCTCGGCTGCGCGTTCACCGATCCGGTGACGAAGCAGAAGCGGTTCAGCCAGTTCTGGCCGGCGGGCACGCTGGCTGGCGACGCCGTCGCGGTCGTCTGCGATGACCCGGACACCATCTTCAAGGCGGCGGTCTGCTCGTCGGGCGTGGTGATGGCCTCTGGCGCGATGGCGCTGGTGGGCACGAACCTGTCGATGATCAACAACACGGGCAACGTCAACACGGGCAACTCGGCCAACGCCGTGCTGGCCCCGACGGCGACGCCTGTGACGACGATCCTCCCCGCCCGCTGCGTCGGTGTCGTCGAAGAGACGTCCTACAGCTTCACGGCTCCGGGTTCGTCTTCGGGCACGACCATCACGCTGACCAGCGGTCTTCCGCAGGCGGTGCCGGTCGGCACCAGTGTGGCGTACGTGGCGGGCAACGGCCAGCTCATCGAGACGTCTTCGTTCGTGGCAACGGCGGCTTCGGTCGGCGCGACTTCGGTCACGCTCAACGCAGCAATCGCGGTCCCCGGCAGCGTCGTCGCCATCCCGGCGGCCTCGACCATCGTCTTCACCGTGTACCCGGAAATCCTGGTCAAGGTGAACCTGCTGGTTCACGGCTACTACAGCAGCGCCACCGCCTAAGGAGCACACATCATGGCAATTTCTCGTGCCCAGCTACTCAAGGAACTGCTCCCCGGCCTGAACGCGCTGTTCGGCCTGGAGTACTCGCGCTACGGCGAAGAGCACAAGGAGATCTACGAGCAGGAATCCTCGGAGCGCAGCTTCGAAGAGGAGACCAAGCTCGCCGGTTTCGGTGCCGCTCCCGTGAAGAGCGAAGGTCAGGCGATCCAGTACGACAACGCACAGGAGACCTACACCGCTCGCTACAACCACGAGACCGTCGCAATGGGTTTCGCGATCACCGAAGAGGCGATTGAGGACAACCTGTACGACAGCCTCTCGGCGCGGTACACCAAGGCGCTCGCCCGCGGCATGGCCTACACCAAGCAGGTCAAGGCGGCGGCTACGCTCAACAACGGGTTCTCCAGCGCGTTCACCTACGGTGACGGCCAGCCGCTGTTCAGCACGGCCCACCCGCTCGCCAACGGCGAGGCCAACAGCAACCGCCCGAACACGGCGGCCGATCTGAACGAGACTTCCCTGGAAGCCGCCGTCATCCAGATCGCCGGCTGGACGGACGAGAAGGGACTGTTGATCGCCGCCAAGCCGCGCAAGCTGATCGTGCCTCCGGCACTGATGTTCGTTGCCACCCGCCTGCTGGAGACCAGTCTCCGCGTGGGCACGGCCGACAACGACATCAACGCGCTGAAGAGCAACGGCAGCATCCCGGAAGGCTACACGGTCGGCCACTTCCTGACCGACACGAACGCGTGGTTCCTCAAGACCGACGTGCCGAACGGCCTGAAGCACTTCGTGCGGGTTGCGATGTCGACGTCAATGGATCAAGACTTCGACACCGGCAACAACCGCTACAAGGCCCGCGAGCGTTACAGCTTTGGCGTCAGCGACCCGCTCGGCATGTTCGGCTCGCCCGGCAGCGCCTGAAACTAAGGGTTTACCCTTAGAAAAAAGCCCCTTCGGGGGCTTTTTTGTTTTCTCGGTCGGCTGCATACTTTTACCTGTGTCGTAACACAGGATGCACATGGATACGAGCGAACTGCCTAAGACGCGCGCCGAGGCGCTTGCCACCAAGGCCGAACACTACTTCACAGGAAAGCCGTGTAAGCACGGGCACACAGCCCCCCGGAAAACTAAAGGCGCATGCACTGAGTGTTTGCGGCAAGAGTGGCTGGTTAGCGCAGACAAACGTGCGGATTATTTTGCGCAATACAACCGTTCAGAAGCCGGCGTAGAGGCTAAGCGCAGGTACTACGAAGCTAACAGAGATGCGGTTATAGCGCGAGCCATCGCGCGTCCGTCAGAAGATAAGCAGCGATACCGTAAAAAATGGGCAACGGAAAACACAATAGCGGTTAAGGCGTTAACAAAAGCGCGTAGACGGAGGCACAGGCAGGCTACACCTAAGTGGCTGACTAAAAAACAGCGCGCTGAGATACGGCACATGTATCAGATAGCTATGACAATGACGCAAACAACGGGGGAAGCGTATGTTGTCGATCACATAATTCCCCTGCAGCACCCGGACGTATGCGGGCTACACGTTCCTTGGAATCTGCGCGTAACTACACGCGAAGAGAATGCGGCTAAGTCCAACAAGCTGCCGCCGGAGCATCTGTGGCTCGCGTTCTCGTCCCCTGTGCGGGGCGGGCGCCCCGGCAGCGCCTGATACAGGCGTGCGTCCAACAAAGGGGGCCTTGTGCCCCCTTTTCTTTTGTGCTACAACCCAGGCAACCGGGCTCAACCCGCGCACCGACTGTCCCCGGCAGGCTTCTCCTCAAGACGGCGCGCGAAGACTGAGGAACAACCATGTCGTTCTCGACCTTCTCTGGTCCGATTCGCGCGGGTACGGTTCGTGAGAACCCGGGCCGCAACACCGGCCTCGTTCTGCTGTCCCAGGCGCTCGACACAGGCGTGGTGACGGCGGGTGTGGGCAACGTCGACGCTCAGCTCGGCGTGCTCCCGCAAGGCGCTCAGATCATCAACATCCTCGTCGACCAGATCGTGGTCCCGGGCGGCACGTCCACCTCGACCATCTCGGTGGGGTCGACCTCGGGTGGTGCGGAGCTGATGGCAGCCGTGGTGACCACGGCGGGCGGTCGTTTCGTCGGCACCGCCACGGCGGCAACGCAGCTGGCTTGGCAGACCTCCACGTCGGCGGACACGCCGGTCTTCGTGCGCTACGCCGTGGGTACGGCGGCGGGCGTCGGCCGGGCGATCATCACCGTGGTCTACGTGCAGCGTGCTCCGGACGGTTCGCGCAATCCGGCTAGCGCCTGATAGGAGCGACGCATGAGCGGCTTTTCTCCGTTGACGGACACCACGACTGGGCGTGCGTCTAAGTGGGACGCTACGGGTGGTTCCGCGCATGTCGTCCCCCAGAACATCACGACCAAGTTTCGTGATGCCTTCGAGACGTACGACCCGGTGACGGGGGGTGTTTGGCAGGAGAACAAGGCTACCGGCGACCTCATCTTTACGGATGGAAACGCGGCGGCAGCTTCGTACCTCGTGATCTCCAAAGACCCGTTGAGCGCGGGTACGGAGAGCAACATCTCTAC